TATCTCGAATCCGGTCAATTTTAAAATAACATTTATCATAGATTTCTTAAAACATCTGCTATGTCAAACTTATCCACCAATTTGCCGACAGCTTTATCAGTAAATGTTATGTAAGGAACTGGTCTATAAATTAACATTAAGAACGAATCAACATCATAAATTTCATCAATTATATTCAATATTGCTTGTTTATATATCTCATTCTTGATTTCTAATTTAGAGTACTCAATGGAATTTCTTTGCATACTAACAGATAAAATTGATCTCAATTTTTCTTTAAATGATCTATCAAATATGAACGGTTCAAGTTGGTCCCATTTGAATGGAGAATCTATCTCAGTGTTGTTTTTAATGTACATGAATCCCTCTGTTTTCATTCGCAGTAATAAAGTGTGCATTGTAATAACTTTCTTTGCCCAGTGTGAGTTTATTAAAAAACCAAATCTTCTTGGTATTTCTATTGAAACAATTTCTTTCGGTATTTCTTTCCTAGACATGTCTATGTTCAATTTTTCCAATTCATCATCAACATCCTGACTTTCATCTGTTAATTCGATTTTCTTATCAACATCATTAATTGTCCTAATGTTCTCTTCACCGATATCATACTTCATTAATTGCTCTTCCAAGTCTAAATACTCTTCTGTGGGAGGTGGTAATGCGCTGAGGCTATCTTCATCAGGCTTTGACAATGTTTGTTCTATTTTTCTTTTATTCTTCAGTATGTTTATAAATATCTTCGTGTTATTTGATCTATGGTATTTCTCCTCATTAAATTGCAATGATTTAAAATTGAAACTCTTAAGTTCTCTTAAACTTGTTGTTCCAATTTCTTTCTTTTCAAGTTTAATTCTAGGCAACATAGTTCCGTATGTTTCTCCCACCAGGTTTATATCAGGAAAATCTTTAAATGTCATCTTTAGTATATATTGTGTTTGAGAAGAGAAATAAGTTCTATTCATATCCAATTCAGAAAGGTTTATAGGTCTCAGGATTTGGTGCTCAATCTTTATGAACCTTATTCCAGCTGGTGGGTAATATGTATTCCTTTGATACTTGATTCTTGCTTTTGTTTCAGAGTTTACATATGTGACACATGGTGAACTTGTCATGTTATATTCTTGAATTTTGTCACTAACTATTTTAAGTCCTTGCACAAATGTAGTGGTTAATGGATCAAATAGTCTATTGTCTTCGTCTATTATGTATTTGTGTCTATCTCTGAATGCATGTCTTAATATTAAATCTTCATTACTTTCTAAGGTGTTCTGTATAGGCCAGTGGCTTACCAATATTGAGAATTTATCATATGTGAATTTCACAGATTCCCTAAGTACAATCTTTTTTATGAACCCAATTTCTGTCTCACATGTGTCTGGATGCGATAGAAAATATGTCTGTGCAATTGGGTTCAGAATTATTTGCAAATGTTCAGGGTTTTTCAGCATTTCTTTTGCATAAACATTGTATGTTTCCCCAGCTGACATTAGGGTGTCGAAATATGGGCTAACAAGATGTATCTTGTTTGTATCTGAAAAGGTTAAAATTGATCGATAAGATGTCCTTTCCCTTGTATGTTCTATTGACTTAAGTAATTCCCTACATAACACATTCATCATCTCATCTGATGTTTTAAAGCTTCCATCTATGACATCTCTCGTTTTATAGCGCAAATTAGATTTTGTATTTAAATAATAGTATGGATAAGTGTCATTGTTAAGGTTGTATATCTTAGGAATTCCTGATAATAAATCTGATTGTTTTGGAAAAGAAAGATGTGTGAAGTTCATTTTCCATTGTCTAGCTAATTTAATAGTATTCATCGATGATATCATTGTTGCAGATGCATGTGTACATAGTGAGTTCCTAGCATTCAGATATGAGTCATATATATTAGAAAAATCATATAGAAAGTTTCCAGATGTGCCAGGGTCTATCAAAGAACTGACAAATTTCAAGTCTGTATTTGCTATCCTCTGAGATCCTAAGTGAACTTGATTAAATTCAACTGAAGATGATATATAATTTTTATATGTACTGGTTTTAATTCCAAACAGAACAAAATAGTTACTTATATTATGTAATATCTTTATTGTGTTTTGTTGTATTGGTCTAAGATCATCTTCTTTTTCTTTAGTAATTTCCTGATTTGATCTCATGTATGTTATCATTGCTACATCATCAGATGTTACAAAGGCACTAATATTGTATGCCGTGTCTCTATGCTTATCCTGAACAATGTTAAATGGTTCTTTAATTATTGACTTTAGGAACAATATTACAAATGTGTGATACAAGGATGATGCTTGATGAAAGATACCCTGTCCCATATGGCTTCTTCCTAATCTACCTGGTATTGTGTAACAACTATCTGACTTATCAAAGACCTTGGGCAACCAGCATGGCATTTCAAAAATCTTAAATTCACTTAGGAAACAGATGATTGCTGGGATGTAAGCTTCTGTTGTTTTGTCAGAAATCATTAATGCCAACAAACCAAATGTTGTGGTATTGAAATTTGGACCCCATCTTGTCTGATCTGCTGTGAGGCATGATGTTAAGAAACCATTTGTTGAATCTCTGTAAGCTTCTATTAAATCCTGAATTTTGTCTTTATCATGAAGTTTATCAACTCCTGTTAGTGATGCCCATCTTTCAAAAAACTTTTCAACACATACCTGTAAGATCCTAAATGTATTTGACAATATAGATATTTCTCTATTTCCACCCTGTTGATCTTTATCAAACATCCTCATTGTCAGGTCAAGTTTCCTTCCTCTCTTAAGATCTGAAAGTAGGCAAAGAATTAACTTAGATAATGAAAGAGTATTATATTTCTCAACTATTGAAGTTATACTCTGCACAGCTAAACATGGTTTGATTGTGAAGGTATCAGTACTTGCTTTAGCTGTCATTAATGATGAAATTGGAGGAAGTAAATTCTGAAAATGCTTAAAATTATACTTAATCTTTATTATTTCATTGTACATTGGTAATAGACAAGCTGGTGTGAAGGTGAATCTTGAATCTGTGATTTTAGACATTTCATAAACAGCATCTACATGTTTGTAATACCGACTTATCACTTCTTTTTTGTCTGTTAGATTGATAATTTGATCAAAATCATTATACATTAACTTCACTCTATCTAAATGTTCATTATACAAGGATATCTCATCTGATAATTCAATCGCTGTATCTGTTAAATGTTTATTTTTTCCATATGTTTTCTTTGGTGTTAAGTTTATCAAAAATGATTCCCATCCAATGTCTTTGAACTCAAATGAAAATAATGGTGTTTTTCCATAAGATATAGACATTTTGTTTGATTTATATAGTAGTATAGACATCATTAAATAAAAAGACAATTTGCTTCTAACAGGTTTATCTATTGATTCGATAAGTTTCTTCATGGTTTTAGGCATTTCAGTCGACGACATACATAATCCACTACAAAGGTACTTGTAGACTTTCAAAAACTTTCCAGATGCCCAAGAATTCTCTTTAAGTATTTTCGCATATAATATGATTGGTTCAATGTCTGGTTTCCTTCCAAGATTTGCAGATAATGCTGCTGAAATTGCAACAAGTCTATGATGAGCAACACTATAATTCTCAA